TGTTGTCGCCGATAAAGATTGTCCTACTGGAACTGGATACCTTTTGCAAATGGACACCTGGGGTCTTTACTCCATTGGTGATGCAGTTGGCATTCTGTCGCACGACGGAAACCGCATGTTGCGCCAGAACGGGTTCGACGGAGTTGAAGTCCGAATGGGCGGATACTACCAAATGGGTTGCCGTGCGCCTGGGTACAATTGTACTTTCCCGACGGCATAATCGTGAAAGGTCCAAAGGACGCTGCGATGGTGATCCTTGGAATGGGCGGTCCTTCAAAAAAGGATCGTCCTCATCATGATAAAGATGAAGATCATGATGACGAGGATTATCTCGACAGCGAGGAAGAGGAAGATTCCTATTCTGATGAACAGTTAATGATGGCAGGCGAACTCAAATCTGCATTAAGCGGAGGAGACGAGCATGACATTCTTAATGCAATTCACGGAATTATGATGTCCTATAAGATGGATTACTGATGACTGACTTTGTGGCACTCAACACATTGCGAGATGAAGCACGGCAACGTGCCGATCTAGTGAATTCAAACTTTGTGACAGACGCCGAGTTGAACGGATACCTGAATGATTCATGGTCTGAGCTTTACGATATTCTCGTGAGCAAATACCAGGATGATTATTTTCTGACATCGACCTCGATCACGGTGACGAGTGGCACAAGTACCTATTCATTACCATCTGACTTTTACAAAGCAAGAGGTGTGGACTTGAATATCAATGATAATCAGAACACGCCTCTTCAACGGTACACTTTTGCAGACCGGACTCGTGATTCACTGGTCCGGTACGCAAGAGATGTGAAGTATCGCATTCAAGCTAACAACATTGTTTTTGCACCAAGTCCCAGCAATAACACGGCGACGCTTTGGTACATTCCGCATCCAAGGAAACTCCAATCGGTAGCGCCGACTGCAATAAGTCGAGGCTCAACCACAACCTGGACCGTGCCATCGACTCATTCATTTGTTGCCGGTGACAAGATCAATGCAATCGGTTTCTTTGCAACGAATTACAACGTCGAGCAAACCGTGAGCAGTGTCACCTCAACGACAGTTGTGACGGACCTGAACTCGTCGGCACTATCAGATCCGACGGTCTACGGTACACTGGAATCGATGCAGGACTTTGTGAATGCAGGATGGCGCCAGTATGTCTCCGTGGACTCGGCAATCATGATGATGCTAAAGGAAGAAAGCGATATCTCCGGTCTTGTGTATGTGAAGCAAGGATTGTTGGAACGGATTGAAATCATGGCAGAGGATCGAGACTCAGGCGAACCGGCACGAGTCACCAATGTTGCAGCATACGAGCAATATTTTATGTACTGATGGGCCGAGTCAATTTTACACAAATATGGAGTCCCAACGAGGAGGTCACACGGTTACAGTCGCACATCAAAACGACGCTGAATCCTTTGCTGGAGTTGCCGATTTCAGACGGCGTCTTGATCAAGGATCTCAGCATTGCAACCTCTGACACACTCGTGGAACACAAACTTGGAAGAGACTACGAAGGTTTTATCATCACACGCTTAAAAACCAATTCGGTCATTTTTGAAAGCGACACGGCAAATGATTTTAAGGACCGGAAGATTATTCTCAAAGCCAGTGCTACGGCGACGGCAGACATATATTTCTACTAGAGGAAGACGATGACGACAACAAACATGTCATTGAATGAACCGAGTGTCGGACAAACGGCAGGACCGGATTGGGCAACGGAAGTAAACGCAAATTTTACGACCATTGACCAGCATGACCACACCTCCGGAAAAGGCGTCCAGCTTACTCCATCGGCGCTCAACATCAATTCTGATCTAGAATTCAACGGAAATGCTGCCATTGAGTTAAAACGTCTGACTTTTGACTCAAGCGCAACCGGCTCCGGCACTAATTATTCCATCTATCAGTCTGGCGGAAACCTCTACTGGTACAACGGTTCAGGACAAGCAGTTCAAATAACAAATGCCGATGTTGTCAAAACAACCGGCGGATCAATTGATGGAATGTCCGGAACTGATGCTCAAGTGCTATATGGTTCAGGCATCTACCGATTTGAGTTTGACACCACAAAGACGCCGTTTACTGGAGCAAAAATGGCTCATGGAGACATCCTGCTCTACAAGTATGACGGCAGTAGCGGATCGAATGCCTATGTCATTTTAAAATACACCGGCTCTTCAGAAGGTTCCAACAACATCACGGTGCCAGATGAGACCGGTCAAATGCTAACCTCATCCACCTCTTACGGTGGAAACATCTCCATTGCTGCCACCGGCGGATCGAACACAATTACATTAGATGCCGAAGGCGATATCAATTTAGATTCTAATTCTGGAATCCTGACCTTCAAGGACAACGGAACTGCAATCGGCAAGATCAGCAACTCCTCTTCTGATCTAGTCATAGAGGTTGAGGTAGACGCCAAGGACATCATCTTTAAGCAGTATGACGGCAACGAGGTTGTCAGGATGGCAGATGACCGGCGTCTCTACTTTTTTGACAAAGGAGGTGAGTATCTAGTTGGAGATGGGACTGATCTGACGGTTGCATCTGGTGGAGCTTTAAACCTGACCGCAACCACGGACGTTGTTGTTCCTGCAAATGTTGGAGTCACCTTTGGCACTGGTGAAAAAATAGAAGGTGATAACACTGACCTGACTTTGACATCTGGTGCAGACATTAATCTGACTGCAACTGCAGACGTTAATCTTCCAAATAATGTTGGTTTAGTTTTTGGAGATGACGGTGAAAAGATTGAAGGAGATGGAACGGACCTGACAATAGCCTCAAGCAGAATAATCAATCTTAACGGCACCACAACACAAGTGACAGGAACCAATTTTAAATTGTCTGCAGGCCATATTGATATGTCCGATCAGACGGTAGATGTCACGTTAAACGGTGCAGTCGATGCTCTTAATTTTGATTCCAATACACTATCAATTGATGCCTCAAATAATCGGATAGGAATAGGAACGGCAGCGCCTGGAACACTTTTACATTTAGAATCGACACAAAATGCACAACTCAAATTAGTAAACACAGACGTTGGTTATTCACCGATAATTACTTTACAAGGAAAAACAAATAGCGCAGACAATTTTCTAGGACAAATTATTGGTAATTGGGATGACGATTCTTCTCCAGTTGCAAAAATTGTTTTTGAGTCAGGAGCAGATACGAGTAACAAAGATGATGGTGTTATTAGCTTTTGGACTTCAGATGCAAGTGATACCCCTGATGAAAGAATGAGAATTGATTCCTCTGGAAATGTTGCGATTGGGACTGATCCAGCCAATGCAGATGTTAATGCAAGGAATCTTGTTGTAGGAACAGGATCAGGATCAGAAGGAATGACTATTTATAGCGGTACTTCAAATAGTGGTCACATTTATTTTTCTGATGGAACTAGCGGAGGTGATAGATACAAAGGTCAGATTAATTATGACCATAACAGTGATGCAATGAGTCTTTATAGTGCTGGATCTGAAAGGATAGTGATTAATTCAGAAGGTGACTTTTATTCTGTTCCTTGGACAAATTACACATCCAGTTCGACTATAACAGGTATCACAAGCACTTCTGGATCTTATATAGCGTATAAGCGGATCGGTAAAACAGTAATAGTACATATTTATTTGACAGGCACAGGTAATGCTACATCCTTTAATTGCACATTACCATTTACCGCATTAAATAATTCATCCTATTTTGCCAATGCGATGGTAGGGGATGCAATGGATAACACAACGGCAAGAGATTTTGGGAATAGCGCACATCATGCTAAAGGATACGTCCAATATGGGACTTCAATTGCAACATTTCTTTTAAGTGGTTTAACAACTGGATGGGGTACGTCTAACACTAAAAGGATTTTGGCAACAATTATTTACGAAGCAAACACAATTTAAGGACAATCATGGCAATTACAAAAGAGATTAAAATTCATCATATAAACGTCCAAGAATATGAAATATTGCAAATTTCTGGGCATACAATAATCAAAGAAGGTGATGACGTTTTGAGTCAGAATGAATACGCCTTTGGATTAGTTCCAACAGATATTCCAGCAGAAATCCAAGCATACAAAAATCTTCCTGATTCTGAAAAAATTAAGGTTGATAAACTGACAAATGCGCTTTGGGATGATGACGTTAAAAAAGCATATACCGCATATATTGAAAAAGGTTTAAAAGATAGGGGATTGGATAAACAACCAATAAATTAAAATTATGGAATTGAAACAAGTACAAAGTGAAATAGTTTCACTAAAAAATGAACTAGCAAAAGTTCCACAAATGGAGCAGAGACTACACCGGCTTCTCGGTATGGAAGAGATTCTTTTACATCAACAACAAGAAGAGCAAAAGCCTGAATTAAAAGTTGCGAATAAAAAGTAGCAATGGCTTTAGAAAAAGCATTTGTTCCAGTTGATTTAAGCGGAGGAATCGACACCAAGACGGATCAAAAAATGGTCCTTCCAAGTTCATTGACTGAGCTTGAAAACGGTGTATTCACATCCGGCAGTACGATCACAAAACGCAAAGGCTATTCTAAACTAGGCAGGCAGATTTCAGGCGGATCAACAATTTCATCCGGCGACGCACTTACACGTTTTCAGGATGAACTTCTGCTTTTCTCAAATTCTAATCTCTATTCCTATTCTTCCGGACGTGATGAGTGGATAGACAAAGGCGGATCTTTGTCGGTTACCATCGGCTCAACGGATTTAATCCGGAACGACTACGAACAAAGCCAGCCAGATGTTGCCTACGGCAACGGTTTGTTTTTGACGGCATGGGAGGATACACAAGGCGGAGTTCGTGCCTCGGTTGTTGATGCGGTCTCTGGTGCCATGATCCAGAACAATACATCGATCTCAGCAACCGGCAAACTCCCAAGGTGTGTAGAACTAGATGGCAGACTTGGTGTGGTCTATGTGGAGGATTCTGACGACGACATTGACATCCGACTCTTAGACAATACTGATCTAACGATTTTTGCCTCTGCCGTGCAATTGGCGTCCAATGCAGCCACCAGTGGGCAACAATTAGACGTTGCGAAATACAATGCCAAGGACGCCATTTTTGCCTATCGTAACTCAAGTAGCCAAGTTCAGGTTGCTTACATATCTTCTGAGGGAACCGTCGGAGGTCCAGCAAATGGATACAGTTCACCGGTAACTATCTCGTCAGATCCAAAAGACTCACTAGCCATTTTTAAAGATCCATATAACAACGAAGATATTTTTGTTGCCTATTCAACGGACGCCGGAAGTGCCGGTCTGAAGCTAACCAGGATGATCTTTGACCTGACGGCAGTTGACACGGAGACCATAGAATCTGGAAGCACGGTGATTCCTCGTGTGACTCTGTCAACGGACGGCACCGACATCGTCTGCATTTATGAGATGAATGCGACGGCAGACTACAACCATTTTGTCAAAACACGGACCTATGATGTCAGCGCATCGTCTCTTGGATCAGCGTCTGTATTAAAAAGATCCGTCGGTCTGGCATCAAAGGCATTTTATTACAACGCAAAGACCTACGTTGTTGCAGTGCATGGAAGTGACCTACAGACGACCTACTTCCTCATGGACAACTCTGGTCTCGTCGTCGCTAAATTGCACACGTCAGTCGGCGGAGGAATACTGGCAGACTCGACCTTGTCCAGTGCCGTAGCAGCCAACGCCGGCATTTACAAAGTGCCTTTGCAGATTAAGACAAGGCTAGTCAGTTCAGAAAATGATCTTTACTCGGTTAAAGGTCTGTCCTTTTCTAGCATCGATTTCACAAAGTCCGATTCATTCCTGGCAGAAGAGCTTGGTGAGAACTTACACATAGCCGGTGGATTCTTATCCATCTATGACTCCCAGGATATTGTCGAACACGGATTCCATTTGTTTCCGGAAAATGTTAGTGCAGCCGTAGCAGGAGGTGGATCACTAACGGCAGGAGTGTACCAGTATCGAGTCATCTATGTGACCACGGACGCAAGGGGCCAGATCCATCGATCTGCTCCATCAGTCGCCGTATCAGCGACCACGGCATCCTCTAATCTGACGGTTAATCTTACCATTCCGACTTTGCGTATCACGGAGCATCCTTCCGTCACATGCGAAATCTACCGGACGGCAGATGCCGGAACCGTTTTTTACAAGGTTGGTTCCGTTGCAAACGATGCCACGTCAGACACTGTCGCCTTTACAGACACCGGCGCTATCATTGCGTCTCTAGCATCTCAGGAAATCCTCTACACGGACGGCGGAGTTGTTGACAACATTGCTCCTCCAGCGACTTCCGTTGTCGGCGCCTTTAACAATCGAATGTTTGCCGTCTCATCGGAGAATCCAAAACTTCTTTATTACTCCAAAAAGAGGCAGGCCAAGAAGCCGGTTGAGTTTTCAGACGTGTTCCAGATCGTGATGAACCGTGCCGATCAAGTCACGGCGCTGAAGGAGATGGATGAGAAGCTGATCATCTTTGAAGAGGAACGGATCTTCTACATAACCGGCGACGGACCTAATGATGCCGGTCAGCAAAATAGTTTCTCAGAACCGCAACTGGTCACCTCTGATGTTGGTGCCTTGTCCTCGGATGCCGTGGTACTGACACCGGAAGGCATCATGTTTATGTCCAAAAAAGGCATCTATCTACTTTCAAGAGGACTGCAAACGACATACATCGGCGCTCCGGTAGAAGCCTATAATAGTGAGACCGTCACCAGTGCAGTGCTGGTCCAAGACACCGGTCAGGTTCGATTCACAACCTCTGCCGGTTCTGCTCTTGTTTACAATCTGCTCTATGGCAAATGGTCTACCTGGACAAATCATGCAGCAACCGGCGCCGTGGTGTGGAAGGCAAATGGTTCCTATACCTATCTAAGAACAACCGGCGGACTTGTTTACAAAGAAGACCCAACAACCTACCGAGATGTTGATGCTTCTATACAATTAAAACTGACAACTGCCTGGATTAAACCGTCTAGCATCCAAGGATTCCAAAGGTGCAGACGTGCCGTGCTACTTGGCGACTTCAAGACCAATCACACGCTAGTTTCCAAAGTCGCATACAATTTTCGGCAATATTACAACGAGCAGCATTCCTTTAATTTTATCAGCGCTACCGGCGTCACCGAGTATGGAGACGATCCGACCTACGGCTCCGTGGTCTACGGCGGAACCTCTGACGGAGTTTTTCAGTTTCGGATGGGATTGCAGAACCAGAAATGTGATGCCGTGCGGTTCCAGTTTTTTGACACGACCTCCAGCGATCCGGGTCAGAGTTACTCGATCACCAACCTTATGCTTGAAATCGGATTGAAATCTAC